CCGTGCTGACCGCCCGCCGACAGCGGGGAGCCGCCGCCGCCGCCGCCCGCCGCCTGCACCATCACCTTGAAGATTGAGCTGTCCGGGTAGGAGGCCTTCACGAAGTTCCCGCCCGCGGTGAAGTCGACCGTCTCCAGATAGCCATGCCCGATATCCGACCATTTCGCCAGGTCGCCCGCGCCCATCCGTACCTCCTCAGAGTCCCCAACGCCGCGCGTCAGCCAGGTGGATCTCAGCACCGGCCAGCTGCGCCTTGACTACGCCGTTCACCGACCGGGTCACCGTACCCGTCTGCACGTACGGGCCAGTGCCGGACGCCGCGCTCATCACGGTCAGGGTGACCAGCTCACCGGCCACCATCAGGCCGTACGAGACCGCGGTCGACAGAATGTCATTGATCGACGTGCAGGTGAACGTCCACGCCGTCTGCGTGGTCGTCCGGGCGACCTGGAGCGTGGTAGTCCCGGTGTCCCACCGCCACGGCGCCGGCCCGGGATCATCCCAGGTGCCGATCATGAACACGTCGTACGGTTCGGTCTGGAAGGTCACCGTCCGGGTACCCGAGGTGATCGTCTGCACGATGCCCGTCACGTGCAGATGCACGGTCTCCGGGTCCGCGCCGGTGACCGTGATGTGGTCACCCTCCCGCACCGCGATCACCGCGGCAGTCAGACCGGGGTTGGCGACCAGGTCTACGGTCACCTCCCGGTACTGCGCATCCGGCAGGGTGCCCTTGGCCAGATGCCAGTTCGCGATATCGACCAGCCGGTCATCACGGTCAACGTTGACGTCGACCTTTTTCGGGTACTCGCCGATCCCCAGCGGGGGCGCCAGCACCGACATCGGGCCGGTCTCCCGGGTGACCGTCACCTGCTTACCGTTCCAGTTCTCCACCGTCACCACGTTGGCTGAGCCCGCATCGTCGATCGTCTTGCGGAACGGCGGCGCCACATCCCCGGGGTAGGTCAGGTCGAGCACCGACGCCAGCGCGTTCAGGCTGTCCCGGGTGCGGAAATACTGCGTGATCGAGAACCGCTCATCATCGATGGTCCCGCCGTCCGTATCCCGGATCTCCTTCAGATGCGCGAGCAGGGGCGCCGCCGGCTGCGGGCCCATGTACTCGCCGCCGCCCGTGTTCGCGAACCCCAGCCCGAGCTCGGTGTTCAGGCGCACCCACCGGGCGTTGGACCGCTCCCCGCGGTGCCCGTTCATCGCCCACTCCAGGAAGTCCGGCTGGGCACTGGCCTGCCCGGACGCCCACACCACCAGCCCGCCGGCCTCGATCGGCATCTCGTCGCCCTCGGCTTCGAGATGGTTCCACTCGATCTCGGTAGGGACACCGACCGTGCCGGCCATGCCCGGGACGAAGTTGTCCGACGACGCCCGCGAGGTCCCGTCGATGTAGAGCACGCCGAGGTAGTCGCCGCCCGACTGGCGCACCTTGAAACGGTAGAAGTGCGGGATCCCGTCGTACGGGTCGAACACCGCATGAGCTCGCCCGGTGTTCGTCAACAGCGCGGCGTCCGCCGCGTTGGAGTGGAACACGTTGACGAACCCCGCGGAGAATTCGACAGTGAACGTGACGTAGGTGCCGGACTCCGACCAGGTGAGTAGCTCACACGCGTCCGCCGGGGCGCCCGGGGGACACCGCGCCACGAAGTCGACACAGTAGCCGTCGAACGTCCGGCTTCGGATCGCCGCCCTCAGCGTGCCGCCGCCCGCGAACGACGGCAGCGCTTCCAGCCCGGGCACGCCGTTGCCGTCCGCGAACCGGGGCGCCCCGCCCGGCGGCAGATCGGAGCCGTCCGGCAGCGTGAACCGGACGGTGCTCACCGGCACCATGTCCGGTCCGGCCACCGCCGACACCGCCGTCGACGACCCGGCCTTGTCTTCCATCGGCCAGAATTCGGCGATGTCCTTGCCGGAGAGCAGCACCGCCCGGCGGAACGCCGAACCGAGGGAGTCCCGCCACTGCCCGATCCGGTGCGACAGGCCCTTAGCGGTCAGGGTCACCCCGGACCGGCCGCGCTGCGTCCCGGGCTGATGGTCCGTGGTGCGCTCCGGCACCCACGACGTCGCCTCGCCCCAGATGGCGGTGGACCCGGCCGGCCGGATCCGGGCCGCCGTGTTCCGGCCGGCTATGCCGTACAGGATGGACGCCGGACGCGACGGGTCGTAGGCGAGCGTGTCGTCGTTGATCTCGCAGGTGAAGGTGGACGCGCGCGGCCACGCCCCGTACGGCTCATGCCCGCGGACGATCGTCACCGGGGTCGCGAAGATCGGGACGTCGGTGAACACCCCGCCCAGGAACAGCTGAAGGTCGACGTCCTGAACGCCCACTTAGGTCACCGTGCCGTCGCGGTTCAGGCGCACCCCGAGTGCGGTCACCGACCCGCCTTGAGCCGTGACCGCCTTGGCCACCGCGGCGAGGAGCACCTGCCCAAGCTCTCCGAGGTCGACCCGGACCCACCGCTCTCCGTCGCCCCGGCCGGAGGCGGCAGGGGAGCGCACCTCCTCGCCGCCCAGCGCCAGGATCCGGCGGGGCGCGCCTACCGGCCCGGGCACGATCCCGCCCGTATGGAAGGTGGGTAGCTTCGGTACGGAGATGGTGTTCCCGCCGATGAACGGCACCCACCCGGGCACCGACCACGACAGCGACCCGAGGGTGCTGTTCCACAGCTTCGCGATCGCGTTGAACGCGAACCGGAACGGCGCCGTCAGCACGTTGGCCACCGTCTTGAAAGCGGTCGCCAGCCAGCCCGGGATCTTCTTGAGAAAGTCCCAGGTGTTCGACGCCGCTTTCTTGATCCAATCCCAGGAGGCGCGCCACGCCTTTGAGAACCAGTCCGTCTTGGTGGCGATGAGCACGATCACCGCTATCAGGGCGACGATGCCGAGCACAATCCAGGTGATCGGCGACGCGAGCAGGGCCGTGTTCATCAGCCATTGGCCGGCCGCCGCGACCTTGTCCGCCGCCGCTTTCGCCAGTGAGGCCACCTTGAAGTTGTTCGTCGCGAACACCGCGAGGTCCATCAGGCCGGTGAAGCCCATCACGACCGCCGACATTTTCTCCATCTGCGCACCGAATTGGCCGATCGGGTTGTCCTCCCCGAACGCTGTGGTCAGGGCGCCGCCGACGTCGCCGATGCCGCCGGACAGCAGGCTTGACTGGGATGACAGGTGGTCGAACTTCTCGGACGCCTGGTTGGTCGCGTCGGACACCCGGACCGCCATCGTCTCGGACGCCTTCCCGACGTCGTTGAACGACCGCTTCAGTTGGTTGTCGTCACCGGCGAAGGTGAGCGTGACCTGGTTCGGCATCAGCGCATCTCCAATCCGGCGCCGGCCGCGAGATCGTGCAGGCCCTTGGACATCCGTTCGGTGATCTCGTCCCGGTTGAATTCGAGGCCCTTGTACACGTACCGGCCGCCGGCCCGGTAGTCCGGGAACCGCGGCGCGTTCCCACCGAAGTCGAGCCCCGGCGCGTACGGCGCCCGCGCCCCGCCCATCGCGATCCGCGCCTCCCGCTGCGACGAGCGGGATTTCAGCGAGCCGGCTGCCCGGCCGGTCAGCCGTGGGAACCGCGGCACCGCGTACGAAAGCACCAGCTCTGTCGCGTCGTTGAGGATGACCCGGATCTGTTTCGGCAGGTCGGAGTCCATTTCGCGCAAGGCTTTCTGGAACTCCTTGACCCCCCGCAAGGTGATCTTGTCAGCCACCGGTCAACCCTGCCTTCCGCTCCTCAAGCTCCCGGGCCTGTGCGATCCGGTCGTAATGCCGCGACCAGTAGACGAACTCCAGGTTGCTCATTTCGGTGATCAACCGGGCCCGGGTCATCCCCAGCTTTTGCGCTAGGAAGAACTCAAAGACAAGATCGTCATCGTCCTCAAGATGCAGTCGGGCCGCTTTTCCCGGCTCCCTCATCCATGCCGGACAACCGGCCGATCGCCCGACTCACCTCGACCAGGTCACCGGCCGCACCCTCGATCTGACCCCAGTGCGCCACGTCCTCTTCGCTCAGGACCGGGTCGAGCATGCCGGTCGCGATCACGTAGTTGTCCCGGGCCGCGGTCCCGTCGCGTTCCTGCACGCCCACTGCCTCATCCCGGGACAGGCCGCGCACCTTGACCTGCCCGCCTGACGGCAGCGTGACCAGCTCGCCGCCGGTCGCCCTCGCCAGGATCTCTTCTCGTGTCAGCATCCCGTCTCCCCAACGTGTTCGTGCTACGGCTGTGTCGTCAGTGTGACCGGGCCGGTGATCTGGAAGTCCGCCGACCAGGTGACCATGTCATCGTGCGGGTTGGACTCTACGAACTTCTCAAGCACCGCGTTGAACGCCTGTTGCGGCTTGCCCGTGCCCGTGCCCTCCACCTTGCGGATTATCGCCAGAGTCGAGCCGACGACGCCACCCATCACGATCGACGGCCCCACCAGCACCGTGTTGTCGTACACCCCGGAGCAGGTGAACTTGCTGTTCCGCAGCCCGCCGGCATACAGCTCATCGTCGACGCCGTACCCGGTCGTGTTGTGCGTCGCCGCGGCCCGCTCGATCTGGCTGTTCTTCGTGTACGGGCTGATGTCCTTGGTCACGACCGTGATGATCGTGTTCTTGCCGTGTGAAACCGTCATGGCTTAGGCGCCCCTTCCGATGATGTCCAGATGAAACGCCGCCGCGAGGTACGGCGTGCCCGCGTACGTGGCCCGCGGGAAGTCCGCGAACACGACCCGCACCGAGTCACAGGTGGTCCACGCGTACGCCTCAAGCACGGCCTTGACGCTCTTCGCCCCGGACCCGGCGACGTACGCGGCGAGCGCCTTGATCGATGCCCGCTGTTCCGGCGCCCCGACCAGGATCACCACCTCGAGATCGGGGTACCGGTCCTTGCCCCGGCCGTAGGTCTCGTCGAAGTCGACCCGCTCCGGCAGGGTCACCAGGGCGGCCGGCGCCTGCACCGCCTCCACACCCCACGGCGGGGTACGTAGCCCGGCAATGGTGCCGAGCGCGGTCCGGAGTTCCTCCGACACGGCGTACAGATCCACGTCTCAGCCCACCCGGCGGCGGCGGGACAGCCCGGCTAGCGAGGTAGCCACGTCCGGGTCGAGCCGGGCCAGCAGCCGAATCTCCGAGCCCTGATCCGGGGAGCCGGCCACACCGTACGGGGACCGGCGGCGGGCGTTCCACCGGTTCGCCTGTAGCTTGGCCGCACCGACCACTTGGGCCGGGGTCGCGGTCCACCCCCACCGCATCGTGACCACGTTCGTGACCGGGGCTCCCGGATAGGACACGGTCGGGCAGGTGGTGAAGCCGAGCCGGGTCCATGGGAGCCCGTCGGCCGGGGCGTTGTCCGGGAGCAGCACCGCCGCCGCGCTGGCGTAGGCGACCCCGTTCACCAGCGCCCCGGTCGCGTCCTGGACGTCATCGATCTCCAACTCCCACAGCGCTGTCTCCATGCTGAACACCGGGGGCCGCCGGTACGTCCGGGCCGCCGGCGCGGCCAGCTGCCCGAACTGCCGGTTGCACCGCTTGTCGATCGCCCGGGAAGCCGCTGTACACCACGTCGCCAGCTGCACGTCATCGACCACATCCCCGATATCGAGATACAGCTTCAGATCAGCAGTGCTGATGTAGTCCGGCTTCCAGGGCACGACGGTCTACTTGCCGGTCGCCGGGGGGCCGGAGATGCCCGGGGTGCCGGCCACCGCCGGATCGATCTTCCCGCGCTCCACCGACGGATAGACGAAGTCGACCCCGGCCACACCCGGACCGGTCACCTTCTGGATCAGGGCCGGGTCGACCCGGGTGCCCTCCGGCGCCTCCGCGATCTTCACACCCTTCTGATCCTCGCCGAGCATCTCTCGCACCTCGGCCGTGGTCACGAGCCGGCCGCCGACGTTGATCACGCCGCGGATTTCCAGCTCCTGACGGTCACCCTCGGACAGCTGAAACGTGTGCTGCACGGGCGCCGCCTGCCCCGGCCGCGCGGCGCCGGCCGCGGCCAGCTGCCCCCGCAGATTCTCGTTCTCGGCCCGTAGCGCGTCCCGCTCCGCCGCGACCTCTTTCGGATTCTCTGTCACCGGATCTCCTTACGTAGCAACGGATGTGGGGCGCGTCGGACGCCGAGCCGGGATGGCGGTCCCGGCTCGGCCGGTCCGGCTACACCGGGTCGTAGGTGATCTCGCGGGTCCGCGTGAAGTCCGTGATCGCGAGTGCCTTGTAACCCCAGATGCCGATGTCGACCCAGGCGACGCGCCACTCCAGGTCGATGCGCTTGGGGGTGGACACCCACACACCGACGACGTCCGGGTCGTGCATCCAGGATGACGCCACCGCCGAGCCGGTCGCCGCGGTGGCCCACTCCGGGACGAACAGCTTCCCACGCACGTTCAGCGTGCCCGAGTCCTCCGACGTCGACCCGGAGGCGTTCATCGCGCCGAGGGTCGGATACAGCGGCCGGTTCGTGGTGTCGATCGCCTTTTCGAGTTTCTGGAACAGGTCGATCTGGGTGAACACCTTCCGGAACCGGTCGCCGCCCCGGATGTACTTCAGCGCGCTGATCGTGGTGGCTAGGGCCTGGTCCATGGCCGCATCGGTGATCGCGGTGCCCAGGGCGATGTCCGGGATCGACGCGGCCTGTGCGACGAAGAACGCCTGAATGGCCGTCTCGATCCCCTCGTACCAGCCGCGGACCATCTGCCGCCAGATCAGCCCGGACGCCTGCGGGTTGCCGCCCTGGTCGAACACCTCCCGCAGCATCTCCACCTTCCCGGACAGCGCCGAGGGGGTGATCGTCTGCGCGGTCGCGGCGAACGCGCCCGGGGTCGGCTCGGTGCCGGACACGTGATCCGTGACCAGACCGGACGACGCCGAGAACTTGGGCAGAACGAACGGGGTCACGGCGTCCAGGGTGCCCTTGTTGAATTCGTTGTACATCGGGTAGAGGTAGTCGAGCTGATCGACGTACATCTCCGGGTGATTCTGCGGATAGTTGAGGTTGACCACGTTCGCCGGCGTGATCGCGAACTGTTGCTGTGCCGCATCGCCTGGCTGGTCGAGCTTGCCCAGGTTGAGCTGCCCGCCGTCGCCGCCGCCGAACGCGTGGTCAAGCCAGTGGACGATCCGGCTAGCAGCCGACTCCCGGTCCTCAGGCCCGCTGTACTTGGGGTTGTGCGCGATCGCGATGTCGGACGAGAAGTCGTGCGACCCGGCCCGCAGGTTGCCCCTCCGGTCATACCGGTACGGCAGCGGCTCGGACACCTGAGGCGCCGAACCAGGGTTCGGGTTGACCACCGTCGGCCCGTTCGCCGGAGCGACGACCGGCTGTTGCGTGGCGAGCCACGCGTTGTACTGCGCGAAGTCCGGCACCGGCTGGCCCGGGCCCGGCGCCGGGACGGGGACGGGCGCCGGGGCGGGGGGGGTCTGGAGATGCTGCGCGAACGTCGCGCAAGCGATACCGGGGGCGTGCACCTGCCCGCAGAACTGGCACTTCATAGTTCCTCCTGTCAGGCTCGCGGCCACCTTGGTCACGCGGGCATCGTCGAACGCGGGCATGTACGTGGTGCTGGTCTCGCGCCACGTCGCGCGGACGACGTTGACCACACCATCGTCATCAATCTCGACATCGCCGTCTGCCGGATCAAGGGAGTAGTCGACGCCGATCGACAGCCCCGAGTACAGGCCGTGCTCCGCGTCGTAGAGCAACTGGTCACGGTCCGCCTTGGCCGGGCTGTCCGGCGGCCCGTCCAGCACCGCGAGCTCGACCACCGGCCCGTCCGCTGTTTCGCGCACCGACCGGTGAAACCCGACCGGAGTCATGTGGTCCTTCAGATGCGCCATGCGCGCCGGGTCGGTGTACTCCAGTGACCCTGGCATGAACTTGATCTTCAGACCGTACTTGCTGGCGACCGCCCCGTAGGGCACCGCCAGGCCGGTGATGGTCCGCGCGGCGGTGTCGACCCGGGGCGCCGGGGGCGGGGTGGTGAAGTCGGTCGCGTGGAACGTGAACCCCGGACCGTCATCGGCGAAGGACCCGACCAGCCGTAGCCGGTTCTGTCCGGCGTCGGCCGGCACGCCGGGTGCCGCGGCGGCGGCCGTGGCCGCCGCCGCAGCCCGACGGGCCACCGCCGGGTCTATGCCCGCCTGCTCTGCGATCCACTCCGCATCCACCACGCCCATGCCCTGTAGCTCCCGCCAGTATCCGGCCTGCGTGACCGGGTCGGATTTCAGGTAGTCGGACAGGTCGAACCGCGGCTCTTGCCCGCGCGGGGTCACGTCGCCCATCTTGAGCCGGTCCGTCAGGGCCGACATGAACGCACCATAAACGCGGTTGATTTTGTCCTGTTTGCGGTCGACCGCGTTCTGATATGTGCGGCTGGTGGTCGACACTCCCAGATCCTCAGGGTCCACACCGAGCCCGTTCGCGAGCGCCAGATTCACCGTCTGCCGCAGCTCGACCAGGGTCAGATCCCGCGGCGACGGGACCGACACGTCCGCCCGCTTCACCGCTTTCGGGATCCACCCGTACGGGCGCAACTGCCGCATCGACCCGTACTCGGCGAGGAACGCGTCGATCTCGTCGTCCTCCAGCTCGTCCACGGAGGGATCGTCGGCGTCGGTGAAGTACTCCCGCAGGGCTGGGTTGTCCGCGTACATTTCGGTGATCTTGTCGAGCTTCCAGGCGATACGGACCGCCCGCGCGTTCGCCTTCAAGATCCCAGGGTTCGGGCTGTCGAACCGGATCATGTCGGCGGCCGGCACCTGTTCGTAGCCCTTGCCCTTGTCCGAGTCGATCCACACGTACTTGGCGGGCGCCGCCGGGTCGACTGCCCGTCCGTCCGGTGGGTCGACCTTCACCCGCGCCGGGTCGATCCGGCGGACCGCCATCGGGAAGCCGGCGAAGTCGCGGCCCATCACCCGCCACCACGCGATCGACTCAAACGCCAGATCTTCCACGGTCAGCGCCATGTGGACCACGTTCGGAACGTCCACATCGAACTGCCGGAACAGCGGCGAATTGACCACCTGTAACCCGCTGTACAACCGCAGCGGCAAGGTCGAGATCGAGCAGATTTCGTTCCGGCCGCGCTGCACCGCCGACACCTGCAACGCCATGTCACGGCTGACCCGGGTCGCAGACTGCATGCTCGCGATCACCTGATCGATCGGCCGCGGCGCCGTATCGAACGTTTGCGCCGGCGGGAGATCGAGGGTCATCGGACGTGGTAAGCCGACCCACTCACGCACCATCTGCCCCGCGGTCGAAAGCCAGCTCATGCCGCGAAGCGTACGCGATCACGACGCACCATGAACGCGCCTCGAAACGTTACGCGGTTTTGGGAGGGTTCGGGCAAGGTGCACCGCACCGGCCACCGCATACACAGCGTCCGCGTTACCCGCCTTCCGGGTGAACACCCGCGCGCCGCCGACCGTCTGCCACTCCGCCTCAGCCATCTGCGCGTTAAGCATCTCCTGCCCGGAGTGCAGCAGCGTCCCGGCCGCGATCTCCTTGGCCAGCCCCATGCACACCGCCGGCCGGTCGCCGCGGATTTCCTCCACCCGGACGCCCCCGGGGAACCGCGCCGCCTTCATGCCCGCGGCCACCACGCCGCCCGGGCCGGACGGCAGCCAACCCAGCACCCGCGGCCGGATCGCCTCCATCCAGAGGGGCAGGGCCCGCTCCAGATCTGCCGCCGCGCTAGGGCCGCGCCACTCGTCCACCGTCTCGACCCGCACGTAATCACCATCGACCACCGCGGCCACCGCCAGCGTGGCGTGATCACCCTCCGGCGACACCTCGAAGCACGCAGCCAGCCGCTTGCGATGGCCGGCCAGATCACCGGGCACAAAGCAGTCCGCCCACCGCCGGGGGTCGACCGCCGCGTTCAGCAGCTTCACCCGGATGCACATCCGCTCCGTCTTGAAACCGGCCAGCGCCCGGCCGCCGAGCCGCTTCGCCCGCCGTCCGCCGGCCAGCAAAACCTCAAGATCGAGCCCGTGACCGACCCGCGGGTTCGCCTGCAGCAGCGCGGCCGGGTCGTCCGGCTCGGCGTCCTCCGGCGCCGACCACTCCAAGAGTCCGAGCCGCGGATCGCCGACCCCGGTCTCGATGAACTCCCGAGCCTGATCCTGATGATCGTTGAGCACCACGGACCGGGAATCACCGGCGTTGCTCATCGCCCAGAGCTGCGCATCCCAGGGCGAGCAGGCCGGCTCCATGGCATCCCACGCCTCGTACGTCTTGTGCTGCCGGAGTTCGTCCGCGATCCCGCGGTTGATCGTCAGGGACCGGCCGCCTTCTTCGTTCGCCGCTCCGATCTTGTAGCGGCAATCGTCGTACGTGAACGATTCGGTCGACCCGTTCTTGCGGATCAGCCACTTCATGCCAGGCGCGTGCTGGTCATCGAACAGCGGCGTCCGGCGGACCAGCTTGACCGCCTTGTTCCACGACTCCTCTGCGTAGACGAGCTGGGTGGACGTGCCGAACGTGAGCGGCCATTTCTCCCGGAACTGCCAGAACATCGACAAGATCACCGGCAGTTCCGTCTTGCCGTTCTGCCGCGCGACCAGCAACAGCAGGATCCGGAACCGCGGCCGGCACAGACACCGATCGGCGTGCACGCCCAGGGCCGGAGAGCAGCCGCCCCCATCGAGCATCTCGCCGCCGTGAATCACCGCGAACTCTTGCCACGGTAACAGAGCGCGACCGACCTCCCGGGCGAAGTCGATCACCGCAAAGCCGTACGAAGTAGCCGGAGTCAGCTCACGAAGGGGCGGAGTCCACAGGCGCGGCTCGGCGCTGCCCACGATCGGCCGAGTCTCGGCGAGAATGGTCACGATCCGTGACAATCGGAGCTACGGGGAGAGAGAGGCGGGACAGGGCGGGGTGTCCGCGGGTTCCCGCCGCGGAAAAAACCGGGCTCGCGGTCGCGAGAATCGGACAGAGAGACCTCCGTCGATTCGTCACGCAGAGTTATCGCATCGACCACCGCATAAGCAAGCATCGACTGATGACCCTCGGGCGAGCGCTTCACCTTGTCTCTCATGTCCGCGTTCCACTGTGCGGCAATGGCCCTTCGCACCAGGTGGTACAGCTCCACACTCTGAGTTAGGGGCAGGCGCGCCAGGTCCTCGCGTAGCCGCGCCTCATCGTCGCTGTCCCATGATCGGCGCCCGCTGGTGCTCATGGCTCGACGCTCTGATCCGCGGGCACCTCCACGCCGGCCACCTGCAACGCGTTGATCAAGGCGCGCTGATAGTTGGCCGCGTCGGTGCGCTGTTGGTTGACGATCGTGTGCACCGTGTCGACCTTGCCCTCGATGCGCCGCGAGCGGATCAGTCCGGCAATCGCGGTGATCACCAGCCCTAACGCAGTGAGCACCGTCGATGTAGCTGTGATGATGCCGGCGAGCGTTGAGTCAGGCATGAGACCTCAGTTCGTACGCCACTTCGTGACTCCCCTGTTCCGTGGATCATGGTGCCTGGCCGGATCACCGATGTGCAGGTTGCAGGCCTCGCACGCAGCGACGATGAACCGCGGATCATCCCCTGTCACCGACCTGCCCAGCGTGTGATGCGCATGCCCACCCACTAGGCCAGCATGCCCCGTGCACGTGTGCACGCCCCGCACCCGCGCGCACCATCCGTCCGTGTGAGCCCGGCACACCCCGCGGTCCCTCAGTAGCACCTCTCTGCGCAGGCGTCGCCATGCGCGGGTGCTGCCCGCTTCCCACCCCATGATCACCCCCCGGATGTGGTGAAGCGCCACCGGGAACGACGGGGGTCCTTCCGATGGCGCTTCCAACCGTTGGGGAACGGATGTTGCCGCACAGGCTACGCGAAGTGGACGACGAACGGCGCCGGTACGCACAGGAGCGCGATCAGGAGCGCGGCCGGCAGGAAGTCGAACACCGCATCGGCCACGACCCCGATCGCGCGTCTCACAGCGACGCCGCGTAGAACGCCAGACCGACGATCCCGCCCATGGCGAGCGCCTGCACGATCAGCAGCAGCAGCAGGGTGCGGTCACCGCGGATCACTTGGTCACCGGCTTGACGATCATGGGCTGCTTGGAGAACTTGGTCGGTACGGCCAGCCCGTTCGCGAGCAGGAGCGCCTTTGCCTCCGGCTGGTCGAACAACTCCCGCGCGGTCCCGAGGAAGTACGACCACTCTCCGTAAGCGCCCTCTTTCAGGCCCGGGATCGCGGCAAGCTCCGCTTCGAGGTCATCGACCCGCTTTTCGGCCTTGCGCTTGTCCTGCTTGGCTGCGTACAGATCGGCCAGCAGTAGGCCAATTTGGGCTTTTGTCTTGCGAGGCATGTTGCCCTCTTTCCGTGTCGTGAGTGACCAACCTGACGGTAGGTCATCGATGCGGGTTTGTCGAGCAGGAAGATCACAGAGAGTGAGGTAAAGAGCGCGCGTCCGCGTAGGTGCAGGCTGATATGCACCCCTCAAACGCACCATGAGGTAGCTATTGACAGATGTGGAGAGTGGTGTTAGGTACGCGTGGGGACCGAGGTGAAAACCCGATCAGGTGGTGCACTTGCTGCGTTTCCGCAGGTCAGAGCAGGGTTCCCTGTTCTGGTGGATCATCAGGGGGTGCACTTCTCGGCGTGCCGCTCTCGTAGTTCGTCCAGGGTGCGTCCTGCGGCGGGACACCGAACGGGATCCGGGTCAGGAACGCCCCGTAGTAGCCGCGCGTGCCCCGCTTGACCACCGGGACCAGACCGGCCTGCCGGCACAGCTCATTGAACCTTTGCTGACCCGTGACGTGCTTGGCGGTGCCCGCATCGTGGATTTCCCACTCCCGGAATGACGCCAGGAGCGTCTTACCCTTATTGAAGACCGTCCCTGTTTCCTCACGCACCACACCCGAGTCAGGGTCGTCAAGCCAGCGCCGCACCTTATTGGCCTTGTCGGCGAATTCCCGGTGCGCATTGTCCCGTGATTCCCCGGACGAGAACCGGCCGTTTGACATCAGTTGACGCAGCGCGTGCACCGCCTTGACAGCTACCCCCGGCAGCTCACTGCCGACGATCCGGTCCGACAGCTTAGGGTCCGGTTTCGTTGGGGCGTAAGGGAATTGGATGACCTCCCACCGACGCGACCACCCCACGGACGAGTCCGAGGTACCCGGGATCGCGTTCGCGCTGAAGATCGCCTTCCCCCACCACTTGAAGGTGAAACCGTCCTGTCCCTTGCGTTCCGCGCGCATCACATCGTCGCCGCACAGCTCTTTCACCCGTGCAGTTTTCTCGATATAGGTGGAGTCGATCTCCCCGCAAATGTTGCCCAGCCTGTTGTACAGATCGGCCGACGCGAACGTGTTATCCGACAGGTCATGGAGATTGACCGCGGTGAAATTGTCCTCACCGAGCAGCGCCCGGGCGATGTTGAGGAACACGCCCTTGCCGTTCCCGCCAGACCCGGACAGCAGGAACATCCGCTGGTACGGGTTGCCGGACATCATCAGGTAGCCGAGCACCTCCCACGCCCGTTCGATGTCATCGGCCGGCAGCGCCGCGGCGAGGAACCGGTCGAACTCCGGGCACGCCGCGGCTTGGTCCCAGACGATCGGAAGCTGCACAGTCGATGCGCTTTCCGGATGATGCGCGAGTAGGTACGGATCCGGGTCGCTCTGCCACATCAGCAGCCCGTTGACCGTGTTGATACAGATCGGCACCGGCCCCACCGTGAACCGCTCCAGGTGGGCGCCGAGCACTTCCACCACCGTGCGGGCGTGCGTCGGCCGATACCGCTCACCGAGCAGCTTGACGACCCGGCGCCGCACCTCCGACTTCTTGCCGTCACGGTCCATCGACCACACACCATCGGCGTAGACCCAGAACCGTCCCTCAGTCGTGTCGACCATCAGGGGACCGGCCGCCTGCACGTCGTCCGCGAGGCGGCCGGCCTTCAGACCGTAGTCAGGATGGAAGTACTTGGCGCCGGTTGACCAGGTCACCGACCCGCCAGGAACGCGGCACCGATGTAGCGCGTGTACGCCGGGGGGATCGCCTCTGTCAGCTCTTCATGCACGTCCGTCCAGTCGATCTGTAGCGCGTGCCGCATCTCCTTGATCGTCGCCTTACCGCCGCCGTTGCCGTACGCGGCCACGTACGGGCCGTCCCGGTAGACCCCGTGCCGCATTCCGCGGACGTAACCTCGGTGCTTCCGGTGCTTCGGTTGCGGCACGGTGAATCCGGACAGCTCGAAGTCGCGATGCCGCTGCACCCACGGCGGCAGAACCGGCCCGGTCATCTCAAGCATGTCCATGCACAGCCGCAGATCGCGCCGGATCATCGACCCTCCGGACGGCTGTTCAATCACGTACGGCAGGCCGATCCGATCGAGCAAGGCACGCGTCGGCGGTACCAGTTGTTGATGCTCGCGCCCCCAACCTTTCGATCGGTTCGTTCCCCGGGTGAGGTTGTTGTCCTCCTGACACGGCGGGGACGTGTGGATCAGGTCAGGGCGCCACCCCCAAACCCCGATGTCCTCAGCCAGCCCCTCAAGCGTCTCGATTGCATCGGCCTGCAAGAACGCTTGCCCGCAGTAGTTCGGCCGCGGCGCGATGTCCACGCCGATCACCTCGAATCCCGCCAGCTGATATCCGCGCGCGGCGCCCCCGGCGCACGAGTAGAGGTCGAGCACGACCGGCCTACTCACCGTCAACACCCAACCAGGTCGATACCACGGTCGGCAGCGACGCGCCGGATCATGTCGATGGTCTCCGCGTACGGCAGCGTCTCGACACCGTTCACTGTCACGTACGCGTCGACCTCGGCCTGCACGTCGAGCAGGGCGAGACGGACGGTCGGGTGCGCCTCGGTGTTCTTGTGATGATTGTGCGGGATGCCCGAGTGGAACCGCTCGCAACCGGTCCGGGGGCACCCATTCTCCGGCCACCCGGTCCGAGCACCATAAGCGGGACTACGGTGTTCATCCGCTTCGTATGCTGCGTTTGCTGCGTCGCGCTGCTCTTCGGCCGAGTTGCCTCGAATCACACCATAATCGGGTACCTCGTGATACGGGCAGGGCTTTCCGATCGGAGCATCGGGAGCGCCGCACGTCGCGCAAGCCGCACCATAATCGGGATTCTGCGCGTGCTCGCACCCCACGTGCTCACCAGGGAGTGGCGACCCGGGCGCGTACCCGCCCCGACCGGGCGTCGGCAGCGCTACGCCTGCGCAGCGCACACCATAATGACCGTTATGCGCGACCGGCGAGCAGACGCAGTGCCATTCGGTCCGCCCGGTCGCCGAGTCGCGTAGCCCCGGCATCATCGGCTGTCCGTGCGCCCGACAATCGGGCACCGGCACATCCCCATACGAGGACAACCCCCCCGGCCGCGACAGTAAGCCGTCCTCGGCGCAGCGCGGGCAGTCGGAGGGGAACAGCCGCGGCTCACGGCCAACGTGCAGGCCGGCGGCGTGCGCCTCCCGCAGGACCGCCAGCCGTTCCTCCTTGCGCTCTGCGTACGACGGGGCGTTGATCAGGCCCCTGATCACGTTGTCGTAGATCTTCTTGCCGGCCGTGATCGCCTCGAAGTAGGTCGCGATCTCCTCACGGCACCGGGCCTGATATCCCGCGGTGTACCCGCGCTTGAAGTCGCTGACCGGCGCGTCACATCCCCGCTCCAGGTCGTGATTGCGGTCCGGGCAGTTGGCGATGTGGTGTCTTGTCTCGTTCGGCTTGTCGCCGTCCCCAACGTCAGTCATGGGAGCGACCGTACCCCTGCAACGTCAAACGTGCAACGCTTGACGTGGCCACGTCGGACCCGTATCGTCGGCGGCATGACAGAGCACCGCACCGCCGCGGCGAACCGAGCCCGCCGGGCCGCGTTCATCCGGCGGCAGATCGAAAAGGCAGCCGCGCTCCTGCGCGACCACGGGTGGATCGTCACCCCGCCGGCCCACACGAACGGAGACAAGTGACCAGCGTGCGCGCCATCGTCGAAGAGATCGACCTCACCGAGAAGGAACTGGCAGCCCTCAACCTGACACCGGTCGAGATGCGGTCGATGCTCTACTTCCTGGCCGGGGCAGACCCGACCAGCATGAAGTACGCCGTCCGGTTCATCGAGAACGGCCGCGTCCAGTCCGCCTGGTACACCGCGTGGAAGTCGTGCCCCGACTCCACCAGGTACCACACCCCCAACCTCCACCACGCCGATTGCGTCACCTGCAGGAAGGACAGCCCCGATGGGACGTCACCGCGCTGAGGACACCCCGGACGGCCGGAGCACCAGCGAGCGCAACACGAGCATCCCGGCCGGCTGGCGCAGCCGGGCCACGCCGCGGCACGCCGCCCCCGAGGACAGCCCGCCGCCGCCGCCGTCGGCCACGAGCAACGGCACCGGGACCGACCGGTGAGGCACCCGCGGCCCGACTACATCCCGGAAGGGCACCTGTACGTGCCCATCGAATTCGCCGCCGAGCACACCCACCGCCGGCTCAACAGGCAGGTACGCGCCGTCCTCGCCCTGATGATCATGCTGGCGCTCGCAGTCGGTGCGATCGTGCACGCCGCATCCGTCGACGGGGACCCGCCCGCCCCGGCGCCGTCCACCAACCCTGTCCGGCCGCCGCCGCCGGACGGCCACCGGTAGATCAACGGTAGGAAACACGCAGAAACGCCCGCCCCCCGCTCCAAGGGGACGGGCGTTCCTGCGGGGGCGGGAATTCAGCTCCGCACAGAAGTGGCCGGCGGCCCCTCCGGAAGCCGGTCGATGATCTGCACCAGCAGGCCCGCCTGTCCGCACGGCAGATTCTCCGCGATCTGATCATCGACGGGCAAGCCCAGCGCGAAGCGGAGCACCTCCGCAGCGTTCTTGCGGTTGGTCCGGTCCGCCGCCGTCGCCGTCGCGTCGCCCCGGGCCGCCCGGGCCGCGCTCGCGAAGAATTCGTCAGCACCCATGCCCATGTCTTCATCCCCTCTCAGCTCCCACAGGAGCCGGTCCGTGTGCGGCATCGGCCACTCCCGGCCGTCGCCCTCCCGCGCCTGGCGGGACTCCCAGTGCACATGCCTGTCGTGCGCGGCGCCACCGTACCCGCGCTCCCGCCAGGCGCCGATGGTCGCGTTCGCGATCTCCCGCTGATGGATCCACAGCAGCGACCGCCCGTGTGGATCTTGCTCGAAGTCGAGCTTCATGGCCTCGATCAGGGCGCGTTCCGTGACCGATCCGGTCTGCTGGCCGGAGTCCAGCACGTTCACGTCCATGTCGTACGCGTCCACCGTGCCGTCCGAGTTGTCCTCCTGATGCTGCGACGTGGAACCGTGCGCCGCATCCGCCCGGGCGCCGTCCGACTCGGTGTCCTTGCCCGGGAACCGCTGCATCACCGCGTTACGCCACGCAGTCAGCGCATTGTTCAACCCACCCCAGCTCATCGCCCCTCCTACTGATCGCCCGCGTAGACCTCGACCCGGACCCGGGCCGCGCCGCCGGCACCGCCGTTCGCCGCCGCCGCCGCCCCGCAGGACAGCGCCCCGCCGCCGCCGGCACCGAAGCCGTTCGCCCCGTCACCGTTGGTCGCGCCGGCGCCGAGGGAGGTACGGGCCACGCCGCCGCCGCCCCACCGCGACCCGCCGCCGTGCCCGGACGCTGCGAGCGCGGCCACCCCGAACCCCGCACCGCCAGGGTTACCGCCGATCCTGAGGTCGCCCGCGCTGGCCGCGCCGCCGCCGCCGCCCGCCTGACCGCACCCCGTGGCCGTGCTACCCACCGGCGCGGTGCCGCCCGTACCGCTGCCGCAGACCACGTGCGCGCCGAACGACGCCGCCGCCGGCGTGGCTCCCGCGAGGCCGGCCACCCCACCCGCGCCGCCGGCCGGCACGGTCACGGTCGTCGACGCAGCGAGCGCGGCGTAGGTCAGCCACGACTCCGCGTACGCGCCGGCGCCGCCGCCGCCGCCCTTACCGTGCTGACCGCCCGCCGACAGCGGGGAGCCGCCGCCGCCGCCGCCCGCCGCCTGCACCATCACCTTGAAGATTGAGCTGTCCGGGTAGGAGGCCTTCACGAAGTTCCCGCCCGCGGTGAAGTCGA